ATGTCTCGACGGGATGGTCTCACATGAAGTCAACCATCACAACCACGATGCAGCAGTGGAACACCGATGCGAGCAACAAAATGACATCGCTCAAAACGGATTTCTCAAACAAAGTTGAGAATATCAAAAAAGACTGGTCAACAAAATTCACTAATATCAAAGACACAGCGACAAACCTCATGGAAACAGCGAAATCAAATGTGTCTCAAAAATTAGAGAATATGAAATCAGCCTATAATGAAAAAGGCGGTGGAATGAAAGGGATTGTGTCTGCAACATTCACCGGAATCAAGGACACAATGAACTCGCTAATGTCCACAGCGAACACACTGACAGGTGGAAAACTAGACAGCATCAAGACATCATTTTCGACAAAATTGAACGAGGCAAAATCAACGGTTTCAACCGTGATGGAAAATATCAAATCTGCATTTTCTGAAAAAATGGAAAGTGCGAAATCGGTGGTTTCCGGAGCGATAGAAAAAATAAAAGGATTTTTCAATTTTGAGTGGTCGCTGCCACATTTGAAAATGCCTCATTTCAGCATATCGGGGTCATTCAGTTTGAATCCTCCGTCAGTTCCGTCGTTCGGAGTTGAATGGTACAAAACCGGAGGCATCATGACAAATCCGACAGTGTTCGGAATGAATGGAACACGGTTGATGGTTGGAGGAGAGGCAGGAGCAGAGGCGATATTGCCACTGTCAGAGTTTTACACAGAATTAAACTATATGCTTGACAGGAAACTAAAAGCAATCAGTCAGAATGTAAATGCAATGATAGAGGTTCACACCTACATCGACAGTGAGGAAGTCGCAAATGTGACAACTGAAAAGGTGAGCGACAATCTCGCAATAGCAACAAAGAAAAGGAGGTAAGGGATGAAGATAGACAACACAGATATAAAAGAATTTAATGCAAAGCAGTTGACCGTCGATTTCGTACCTCCTCAAACAAATGTGACGGTGGACATGTTCGATGGAGCATTGACACCGTCAGAATCAGAAACATACACACCACTGTCCGGTGTGACAATAAAAGTGTTATTTAGAGGGAACTCAAGAAATGAAGTGCATCGCCACATGAGCGATTTTAACGCAATTTTGCAAAAGGGTGTAGTTTTAACCCTCGACGGATATGAGAGACGATTTAAAGGGTATATGACAGCAAATGCACCCGCAAAAACAAGTTCAAAAGGACGCTACACATCAGAGTTCACATTCACAGGGTACTGGTTCAGTGACGAGGTTGAAATATCATGGCAAGACAGACACGAAATGATATTTGATACACAGGGAAACAGATGGACACCGTGCAAAATATCAGTCACAGCACTTGAATACATAGAGACAATGAAAATCAATGGTCTATCGGACGAGGTAACAATCAACACGATTCCAAGAGGCTCGACCGTTGTGATAGATGGCGAGACAGGGTTTGTCACTATGGACGGAGAAAATAAGTTCAAGGATGTGCATTTTTTAGAGTTCCCGTACTTAAAGACTGGAGAACACAAGCAACATCACATCATCATTTCAGATAAAAATGCGATTGTGAAAATACAATACAAACCTATGTGGTTGTAGGAGGAGACACAAATGGAATTATACAATGATTTACATGAAAAGGTCTGCATCCTGCACGGAATCAAAGAACCTTGCATCACAAGCACGTTGAAAACAGGAGACAAGGAAATCACATTCAAATTCAGAAAAACAAACAAATTCGCAAGCCAAATCAAAGAGGAGGCATATGTCAGAACAGACGAGGATGAATTTGTTATAAAGCAGGTAGAACCGGACGGAGACTGGTTCAAATGTACGGGAACATTGAATGTTGAGGAATTAGAGGGAAATCAGTTCCCGACAGGATTTGAAACGATAGAGGTGACAGCAGAGGAATGTTGCGGTGTTGCGGTAGCAGGAACGGAATGGAAAGTCGTTTCATGCGAAGTGACAAAGAAAAGAACAGTGAGAATTGAGCAGAACTGTTCCGGATGGGATGTGGTGCAACAGGTAATCACAACATATAGATGCGAGATTGTATTCAATAGCATCAAAAAAGAAATATCAATATATGAAAAAGTGGGGCAGGACAGAGGTGCATATTTCATAGAGAGATTAAACCTCAAAAGATTGCAGATACAGTCAAACTCATATGATTTCTGCACAAGGCTCATTCCGGTCGGAAAAGATGGTCTCATGCTCAATATAGAGGGCAAGAACTATATAGAAAATCATCAGTATTCAAAGAAAGTGAAAACGATGACATGGAAAGATGAAAGATATACGACAGCGGAATCACTGCAAGAGGACGCAGAGGCGAAACTGGAGGAACTGTCAAAACCATATCGCTCATACACAGCGGATGTCATAAACCTTGCGGAACAATCAGAAGAATACAAAGAGGTGTTTTCGATAGGACTAGGAGACACAGTGTTGCTAGTCTCAAAATCAACGGGAATCAGAGAAAGTCACAGGATTGTAAAAATGTATCAATATCCTCAAACGAAAGAAAAAAACAAAGTAGAACTCGCAAACACGAGATTGTCTTTTGAGGAGATTCAAAAAACAGAACAGGAATTGTCGTGAGGAGGTGAGAAAAAACATGGAAATTATCAGACACATCAAAGTCGATTTGTACGGAGATATACAACATTTTGCAGTTGCAGCCAAACAAATGGACATGGGAACACGTTATGTTGCAGTAACGCTCACAAAGGACGGGGTGGTGTATGAGATTCCGAACAATGCGGAAATCATTATCAACATGACAAAACCGGACAAGACACATGTACACAATGACGGTATTAAATCCGGAAACGAGGCTTTAATTCCTTTGACAAGAGGAATGTTGCAGGTTCACGGAACAGCATTGTGTGAGGTACAGTTGTATCAAAATGGAGCATTGTTGACGAGTGCGACATTCGAGATGGAAATATTTCCATCCCAAAGAGACGAGAGCGAAATTGTTCATTCGGGAGAATATACAAGACTAGAGAACACGATTCACGCAGCACGAGAGGCACTGCAAATCGCACAGGAAACACAAAACACCATTGATGCAGCCGAGGCATTAAGACAAGCAGCAGAGAGGGCGAGAGAGGTTGCAGAGAGGGCGAGAGAAATCAAGGAGAGCAGGAGAGAGGATTCGACTGCAAAGATAATCGCAGAATGTGCAGAGGCTATCGAGGAGGCAGTGAGACAAACACAGGAATGTCTCACCGCAACACAGGAGGCAGAAAGAATCATCATAAGTCAGTCCGGACTTGATGCAATACTGGCAGCAGTCAAAGACTATTATGAGCGAATCAGACAACTGGAGACCGACATCAACATCAATATAGATGGAGGAACACCAACATCGACCGACCTGTTGCTCATAAAAGGAGGAACACCGTTCACAACCGATTATGACAAATATATTGCAGGTACATCACACACAATCTAGGAAAGAGGTGAAAAAGAATGGCAACAGCAACAATCACTCTGAAACAGGGTACAACAGCAGAGTGGACAGAAAGCAAACGAGTTCTTGACAGCGGTGAACTCGGTCTCGAAATCACGGTCAAAGGACACAGAATCATCCGAATCGGTAACGGAGCAACGGAGTTCATGGATTTACCAGTTGCAATCGACATCGAGGAAATTAGAGAAATAAAAACAGAGATGGATGAAAATTCAACAAAGTATTATGACGATTTGGTCAAAAAAGGAACGGAGTTGCTTGCAGAAATGAAAGCAATGGCAACAACCGTCGAACTGGAGGATGATGAAACACAAATCAAGTATCGAATGGGTATATCAAGCGGTACGCTCTACTTTGAAGAATTAGAGGAAACACAGACAGAAAATGAGGAGGAAACTGAATAATGGCAGCAGGTGAAAGAATATTCATGGCGAAAGAATCCACATCACAGGAAATTCTCGCCAATACGGAGAAAATCATCAAAGGTGCAGCAGAGAAACCGAAAAGATACGGAATGAGAATCAACAGACTGGACAGCAATCCGGCAACCCGTGTCAAATACCTCTTTGACGCAGTGGGAATGACACCCGCAGGAATGAATTTCTCCGGAGGTGGCTTTGATTATGGAGACTGGGGGGAAATTTGGTTTGTAAAAAATAACAGACCTGTCATGTTAAAAACGGACGGAACAGTTGACTATGAATTGAATCCGAATAACTATGCACTCAAAGCAACTGGAGAGGCATCCGATGTCGCAAATACATCATACGGTGGAAATGCGATGTCAGAAATTCCGTTGATTTGGGCGAAAAGATGGTCACAGAACAATTATGATTTCGTTGTGTTCTGCGAAACACAATATGATGAAACATATAAAGCATATGCACACACGGACGCAGATGGAAACATTCATCCGGTGACATATTTCCCTATGTTTGAGGGGGCAGTCATCAACAGTCGTATGCGTTCACTGTCCGGACAGACACCAACAGCATCACAGACAGACGAGCAGGAAACAACAGCAGCAAAACAGAATGGTGATAGATGGGATAAACTCTCATTTTCAGAAATCACACTCATGTATGAAATGTGTACAATGATTTCATGTCACACGAACTCACAGACAAAATTCGGAATGGGTTGTTGCACTGCGGATAATTTCTTGCAGACGGGAACTTTGAACGGAAAAGGACAGTTTTTCGGTTCGACCGGAACAGCATCAGCAGTGAAAGTGTTCCATTGTGAAAACTTTTTCGGAAATTACTGGAAACGATTGAGAGGTTTGTTATTGATTAACGGTGTTTACCATGTGAAACCAGTACCTCCATACAATTCAGTGGGAACAGATTACATCAACACAGGAATGACAGTGTCCGGAACATCCGGAGGCTACACATCGAAAATGGAACTTGCATCTGACATCGGAAGATTGCCGACCGTTGTTTCCGGAAGTGAGACAACATATGAGTGTGACGGTTGTTGGTTTAATAACGAAATCACAGCAGTTGCCCTGTTCGGTGGCAGCCGTGGGTCCGGGTCGAAGTGCGGTCTGTCGTGCTGGAATGCGTACAACCCTGCGACGAACGTGCATGCGAACATCGTGGCGAGCCTCTCTTGCAAACCACCTGTTGCTGCGTAAGCAGCGGGGGAGGTACGGAGGGGGTTTCCCCCACCGCAAAGGGAGGTTCGGAGGGAACTCCCTCCGATATGACCGACGCAAGATAGATTTTCCATGAAGATGGAAACAAAGCGAAGAAACAACACAGGATAAAAAAATTGTGATAGAATCTGCCACGATAACAAATTGATGAACCTTGACATGACAGGGGATTCAGTGTGCGTCCTTGCCCTGTTCGGTGGCAACCGTGGGAACGGGTCGAAGTGCGGAATGTCGTACTGGAATGCGAACAACCCTGCGACGAACGTGAATGCGAACATCGTGGCGAGCCTATCTTATCAAATGACGGAGCGTTTAACCAAAAGCACACTGTTTTCCTACACCGCAGGTGTTTGAAATAACACTAACCAGTGGAAATGATACCGATGCAGGCGGGGTCAAGTAAGAATATCAGAAAGACCTTGAGGTGATAAGAGAGAAAATGGGAAAGAAATCCGTCAACAACCTGTATAAACCCATGTTAGAACATGGTAATGTTGAGCGAAAATTTCATGTAGCAGCAAAGGGAAAAACTCAAAGAGCCGATGTTGCGGTGATATTAAAGCCGGAAAACATTCAGAGACATGTCGAGATTGTGATTGAGCAGTTGTCAAACACTGCACCGGAGGGGTTCGATGTTCCGAATCCGGAGAGAGCATGGAAACCAACACGACACGGGAAAGTCCTCATAAATGAGGGAACAAACAAGAAACAGAGGCAAATCGAAAAGCCTAGATACAATTATGAGCAAGTAGTGCATCACATTGTTGTTTCAGCGTGTTATGACATATTCATGCAGGGGATGTATGAATATTCGTGCGGGAGCGTTCCAAACAGAGGGGCACACTACGGAAAGAAATACATAGAAAAATGGATAAGGACAGACGAAAGAAATTGCAAATATATTCTCAAGATGGACATTCGACACTTTTTCGAGAGTGTTGACCACGATATTCTGAAAGAATGGCTTGCAAAGAAAATCCGAGACAAGAGGATGTTGCACATTCTGTATTTGATAATAGACGGGAGCGAGCAGGGATTGCCACTGGGATATTACACATCACAATGGCTTGCAAATTTCATGTTGCAACCCCTTGACCATTTTATCAAAGAACAACTACATGCAGCACACTACATCAGATATATGGATGATATGGTTGTGTTTGGCAGGAACAAGAAAGAGTTGCACAGGATGCAACAGCAAATAGAGAGATTCTTGAACGAGCGTCTCAACCTGCAAATGAAAGGAAACTGGCAGGTATACAGATTTGATTATGTCGAAAGAAAGACAGGAAAAAGAAAAGGACGACCGCTTGATTTCATGGGTTTTGAATTTTGGAGAGACAAAACGATTCTGCGGGAATCCATAATGTTGAGTTGCACAAGAAAAGTGAATCGAATCAGTAAAAAAGACAAAATCACATGGTACGATGCAACAGCAATATTGTCATACATGGGATATGTAACACATACGGACACATATGCGATGTATGAGGAGAGAATCAAACCACATGCAAATGTGAAGAAATTAAAAAAAATTGTCAGCAAGCACAGCAGAAACAAGACTGAAAGGCAAAGACCAAAAGAACAAGAGAAAACATTCTATTGTTCAATACATGCAGGAGACAGCAGGACAAACGGTCATTGTTGGGGAGGTTTTTGGCAACCTGCTGACGGAGTTCCGGAAAATGCAGAGAGACAATGTTATAACTGTAAATTTTACACCGTGAAAGGAGAAAGAACGTCATGAAAGAATGGAAAAAAGTGTTCGGAACAGAGGCGACAATGCCGGAGGAGTTCGACACACAGCAGTCACCGACAACAGTATATCAGAGACGAAACATTGTTAAAGCGACACGAGAAGATGCAGACGGGCAGAAAGTGACCGGATGGGAAAGAGAAGAACGTGAGTTGACACTGGGCGAATACGAGCAAATGAAACTCGTGCAGGAGGTTGTCGCATCTAACACAAGCGAAATTGTTTCAAGTGTGACAGAGTTCCAAAAGGACGCAGTCATCGACGAATACACAGAACAGTTGATTGAGGAGGGTCTGATTTAATGAGAACACTGGTTGAAAGTTTGAAAAGATTATACACAAAGGAAAGATTGACACAGGAGCAGGTCGCAGAGCGTGTCACAAAAGGAAGTATTTCAGCGGAAGAATATGAGTATATCACTGGAGAAACATATTCGGACGGTGAGGATGCATGACACCGCTTGAAATAATATCACGATTGTGCGGGGTGGTTGAGGAACTGTCTGAAATCGTGAAAAAACAGCAAGAAACGATTGAACGCTCACAGGTAGAGGAGGAGGTCAAAAAAGAACTCCGAATGATGATGGACAAGACCGACAAGGAACTGGATGTCATCGAATATCATACGAGGCGATTCTGCGACACCGACGATGTGAAAGCGTTCGGAAAGGAGCAGCCGAGTGACGATTGAACTCTCATTGTTGATTTCCGGCATTTCCGTAGCATTTGCAGTCTATTTCGGAATAGCAAACAAACACAGAAATGAAAGAAAGGACGCAGAGCAGGAGACAGAGGAAAGAGCATCAACAAACACATTGATGATGACGAAACTGGAGAACATCGCAGACGATGTCAAAGACATCAAACGTGATTACAAGGAAACACATGCAGAGATGCAGGGGTTGAGAGACCGTGTTCTCATAGTGGAGCAGTCATTGAAATCATGTCACAAGAGACTGGATGGGATGAATAATCACACCGACCAATAACAGGAGGGCGGGAACAGGCAAGAACCAACGACACAAGGAGGTAACAAGTGAACAGAAAGAGGATGACGAAAGCAGAGCGACGCATCCGAATCCGACATCAAAGAAAGATGTATAGGATTGAGGAACGGGCAGCAAAGCAAAAAAACAAGGTCTCCGGTAGGTTCATGAAACGTGTTGTGTTTTGTATGATTCTTGCAGCGTTTATTTACACAGTAGTGATATTGATAATGTTTGTGAGAGTAGGTTCAGAACCCTCAACATTGACGGAAAATGTATTCAGATTTTTGTCGGTAGAGGGTGGAGCGTTGGCACTGATTAAAAGTGTTAAATCGGTAAAAGAAAAGAATACAAAACGACACGAAACCAAACCGGAACAGAGCGAGGAGGAAAAAGGATGATGAAAATTATCGCAGAATACTGGTTTGTTATCGTGGCAGCAGTCGCAGGAGTTGCGGTTGCAGGTTATACAGTCCACACCTTTTTGAAAATGCCTAGCGACAAGCAGTTGAAGAAAGTGAGTGAATGGTTGCTTTATGCGGTAACAGTAGCAGAAAAGAAACTGGGAGCAGGAACGGGAAAACTCAAATTGCGTTATGTGTACGACATGTTTGTCACGAGGTTTGACTGGTTGGCAGAGGTCATCACTTTTGAGATGTTCAGTCTCATGGTCGATGACGCACTGGAGAAAATGAAAGACATGCTCGAAAACAACGAGGCAGTGCAAACCCTTGTCACAGGAGAACAAAAGGAGGGCGAATGATGGGATTGAAAATCAGCGAAAAAGGATTGAAAATCATCAAGGAATTTGAGGGATGCAGATTGCAAGCATACAAATGCCCTGCGGGTGTTTGGACAATCGGATATGGACACACATCCGGAGTGAAAAGCGGAATGACAATCACACAGGAACAAGCGGACGAATACCTCAAAGCAGATTGTGCAAGTTCAGAGAACGCAGTGAATCGCTATTATGATATTTACAAATGGAATCAGAATCAGTTTGATGCACTGGTGAGTTTCACATTCAACTGCGGTGCAGGAAATCTCAAAACATTGTTGAATGGAGGGAAAAGAACTATTGCAGAAATCAGCAACAAAATCACTGCATACAACAAAGGTGGTGGAGTTGTTCTGAAAGGTCTTGTGAGACGCAGAGCGACAGAAAAAACATTGTTCGACACTCCGACTGGAGAGGAAACGGTTTCAAAACCATCCACATTGTCAGCACCGTCATATGTTATCGGAAAGGTGTACACAACACAGGTCGAGGTGAACGTGAGAAAGGCAGCAGGAACAGATGCAGCAAAGACGGGTCACAGTGGTTTGACGCAAAATGCAAAACAAAACGACAGAGACCGAGATGGTGCGATTGATAAAGGAACAAAGGTCACATGCAAAGCAATCAAGAAAATCGGGGAAGATATTTGGATGAAAATTCCATCCGGTTGGATTGCTGCATATTACAACGGTGAAATTTATGTGAAATAGGAGGGAAAATCATGTTATACTATTTAGGAAAAGGAACGGAGTTCAAAAAAGAAGAATGTAAGGAATACAAGACAATCGACGGTGCATTGAAAGCAGCAGCAAAGGACGAGGAATTTGTTGTGTGGGATGAAAATGGAAATGTGGTCGGTTCATTGACCGACAATGTTCCCTCAGGTGCATTGAATACAAATCCGGATGGTAGTGTTCCGGCATTTAATGCAGATGGAACACCTGCGGGAACAGTTGACGCTACAACAGTAGCAGCAGTGACAGGAAATGCACCACAGGACGACGAGCAGACACCACAGAGCGACGGAAACAATGCAGGGCAGACAAATACACCATCAACAGACGAAAACGGGCAGAATGGGGCAAATACAAGCAACGAGGACAACAAGAACGCATCCGGACAGACAAAGGATGCACAGGACGACGAGCAGAATGTCATCATCCCGCAGGGCAAAATGAAAGTGACTGTGATTTGTGACGGTGCATTGAATCTCCGTCGTTCCGCAGCATGGGGAAATGGAAACATTTGTGGTCGTGCTGTTAGAGGTCAGACATATTATGTGAAAGCAATTCATGCAGTCGCAGGAAAGAAAATGGTCGAGACTATTGACGGAATTTTCCTCTCCGGAATGTCTGAACATGTTCAGTTCGAGCAGTTATAAAAATGTTATGAGCCACAGGCGGGAACAGTGTGAGAAAATGCGAATGTTTGTGGATAACTGACATGTAACTGACAAAGACTGGGGAAATGCCCGAAAATCAAGGTCGGGAACTATCCAAGAGATAATTCAACCGAATATCAGAAAAGAGCAACAAACCCCGAAAACACAGTATTTTCGGGGTTTTTCTTATATTCCGATATTGTATGAGACAACTTGAAAACACACGAAAATTTCACGGTAACACACAAATAACTAACAGGTAACTAACACGAAAAATGCTGTCTTGTGCAAGACTTTCAATGTCTTGTGCAAGACACATATTTGCAATAAAAAAGGACGATTTCACTCGCCCTTTTCACTACAATATTCAATGATAACAGTCCGGACATCCTTTTTCGTGCGACAGTGGCAGCAGTGACCGTCCTTGAATACGATGTCATATCCGTCGTGCATGTTTCCGGTGATTCCGGAAATCATTTCACGATTCTTTTCCGCAATCTGCATCGTGTCAAACATTCCACACTGGTCTTTTCTGATAAGGTCTTGAATGTAGGAGTTGACGGACATTCCTTTGTCAGATGCAAGACCTTTGATGATGTCTTTCATTCCTTTAGGAACGACAAGACTGATTCTCTCATAATGTTCTTTGTAAAAATTATTCTTGTATTCAGTTCTATTCATGAAATCACCCTCCGTCAAATCCTGTTGATTGCCTCAAGTTTGGTCGGGAGTTCAATGTGCGTGTAGACGGTTTCTGTCACACCTTGACCTTTGTGACCGACAATTTTCTTGATGAATCTCTCGTCAACCTTTTTCTCGGTAAGGAGAGAAACACAGGTGTGTCTCGTGTCATGCGGGCGGTGTCCGTCATAGACGGGTTCTTTTTTCGTTTCATCAACAATGAATTTCCCAAAACCAAATTCGAGCATCAGCGGAATCCAGTATGAATCATAATAATTTCTATACTGGAAAGGTTCGTCGTCGGGTGTACAAATCAGATGGTCACATTTCCGGTTCAACCAGTATTCAAAGAACGGTACAATCTTTTCAGCAATAGGAACTTCTCTGATTCCTGCCTCTGTTTTCGATTCTTTTACATAAAACCATCTTTCATCAAGGTGGATGTCCTTTTTCTCAAGGTCAAGAAGTTCTCCAATTCTGACACCGGAATAAATCATGATAAGAATGACAGTGACATATATATTTGAATCCTTGCATTTCCACAGAACATCAATCTCTTTCTTTGTGAAAGGTTTCCGGTTGTATGCGTTAGGATTCCCCGCCTTGCTTATATCAACATATCTGACCATGTCTCTTTTATCTTGAGACACAATCTCGTGAATGACTGCATAGTCGTACATGAGACCCCACATGATTTTCAAGGTTTTAAGCGTAGGAGTGTTTTTGCCGGATTTATCGACGACATTTTGCAGGTGGTCGAGTTTGATTTCGACAAATTTCATTTTCCAAAGGTCTTTTGATGTATTAAAAGCAGCCTTATAACCATTCGTGTCTTTGATTTTCTCAAAATGGGATTCTGACCACTTCTCATATATCTCCTCAAAAGTAATTGTTGCATGGTGCAAATCATAAGGGTCTTTGTTGTATTCTGCTAATGCAGTGAGAGCCTCTTTGCGTGTCGGGTAATATCCGACCGTTGTATATAATTGTTTTGCTTTTCCTGTTTCCGGATTGATTTCCCACCCTTTTGTCTTTTTTGCGACATAGGGATTTCGTCGGTTTCCGGACAGTTTATAAACCGACCCGAATCCATTCGGTAGTTTCATTCTATCACCATCCTAAAAAAGAGTATAAAAAATAAAACCAGTGCAAAAAGCACGGTTTTATGATAGAATGAGTATGTTCGGAATCATTCATCGAGTGCTTTTTGCAGGGCATGAGATAATGTTTCAACAAAGACGATTCGTGTTGCAGCACGGGTCGTCTTTTTTCTTGCCTAAAAACAGTCAATTTCAAATCGTTATACGATTATCTCACCGAAAGGAGGTGAGATAGTCATGAAGATTTTGACATGGGAGGCAAGAACAAGCAAAGGTCTCACATTGATGGAGTTGTCAAAGAAATCCGGAATCGGAAAATCTACACTCAACAACATCGAAAATGGAAAGGTGTCACCGACACTGTTCCAACTGGAGACGATTGCGATTGCACTCGATATGAAAATCACAGACCTTTTTGAATCTGAATACAAATAATTGTATCACATCACGAGTTCCGTGTGGCAGCAGGTGCGAATATTTCCATGATTATGGAAATGCACTGCGATATTTCCACAATTATGGAAATCGGTGATATAATCAGATTCGGAAAGGGGTGGTTGCTATCGAGTACAAGAAAACTATCATTGAGATAGTAGGAAAGATACACAGCGAAAAGACCCTCAAAAGGATATATAAATTCGTTTTGTATCTTTACACCCACGAGACTGGCAGTTGAAAGACTGTCAGTCTTTTTTTAAGTTTGCACAAAAATCAATCCATTTCTCAAGAGACTGGAGCGTTTCATCGTCTGCATTAAGTAGAGCCTTGAAAAGTTTTCGTCTCATATCATTTTCGTCAACCATGATTCGGTCAATGCGTTCCATGAAATCATCGTCGCTCTCGACGAACATCTCACCCTCACCAGTAGTCAACCATATATAATCAACACCGAACTCACGACAAATCGCCTTGATATTTTGTTCGGTAAGAGAGTTTTTTCCTGTCTCAATCTGACTGATTGCGTTCTTTTTGAGACCAAGTCTTTCACCGAATTTTTCCAAAGTAAGACCGAGGGTCTTTCTAATTTCTTTCACACGTTCATTTTGTGTCATCATTACACCTCCTTTTCAATGAATATAACACCGTAACTGACAAAAATCAATAAAAAAGTTCATTCAAGATACAAAAAGTATTGACAAAGTATTTTTAAAAGACTATGATGTTCATACAAGATACAAACGAGGAGGTGAAAAGGATGTCGGGAATAAACAGAGAAAAGGTGTTAGCAGCAACAGAAAGAATATGTGAAACATTCGAGGAGTTGAGTTTGACAATGGAGGAAAGAGCCATTGCAGCATATTCAACATATATAACTGCAAAGAGATTTGAAACGTTAGAGGAATTAGTGTTGGAGACAAAAGAAAAACCGCAGCAAATATCAAAAGGTCAGATATTAACTGCGGTTGCCGGAACGGTTGCGGTGATTCTTTCGATTATCTCAATATTACTTAAGTAAAGCGATGATGGAAAGAATCAAGGCGAGAGTGGCGATGATGCTGTTGTAATAATTGAAACGGTTTTGATAACGCTCCTCTTTGAGACGTTCTTTTTCAGCATCAGAAACAACTTTTTCACTATATTCATTAACAATTTTTTCATAATCATTCACAGTCCTCACCTCCTGTCATTTGCGAATATTCACATATTTATTATATGGCAGGAGGGGCAGCAGGACAAGAACAAAGGAGGCGGTGACGGTGGAAATAGGACGCATATTGCCGACCGAGGCTGCGATGATTCTAAATGTATCACCGCAGTTTGTAAGGGTAGGGATGCAGCAAGGCAAACTCCCAATCGGAACAGCAATCAAGATGTCCTCAATATGGACATATCACATATCAGAAAAACTCTTGCAGGAATATTCCGGAAAGGATGTCTCGCAGGAACTTGAAAAAATAAGAGGAAAGGAGTGAGGAACATGTCAAAGGACGAAAGAAAAGAAATGATTGAAAAGATGGCAGAACGATTCACCGGACTGGAGGAGAACGACAAAATGTTCATCGTAGGTTATATGACAGGAAAACAGGAGGGGCAACAGGAAAGAAAAAAACAGACAGCGGTTGCGACCGCATAACAAGTGAAAATTGCAGAGCATGAGAAAAAGAGTGCGGGTGACTGTTGCAGCGGTTGCCCGCAAAGGCGAAACGGGTCAGAACGACCCGTCAATGTAAGGGTGGCGACCTACATTCTGACGATGCCAAGCCGAGAGGAGCGTCCAGTCATACCGTGAGAAACATGGCAGCGGGTGAACCTGCTAGAAAGTTCACAGATGGTCAACAGGTTTTCGGTGACTTTTTAAGGTGAAAAGGCACAATCACGGTATAGACGAGCCGGAACAGAGGTGACGGTCATGAATAGACCGAGAGAACCACCAAAAGAAAAAGGATGAATATGAATGTTTGAATTGAATCGACTATACAACATGGATTGTATGAAAGCGATGCGGGAGATTCCGGACAAGTTTTTTGAACTTGCAATCTGCGACCCTCCGTATGGGATAGGGATTGATGGTCAGAAACTAAATATCAATAAAAAGAATCCAAAGCACACCCGCAAGGAACACAAAAAAGAAAACTGGGATTCACAAATTCCTCCGGAGGAATATTTCAGAGAACTGGAGAGAGTTTCAGTGAATCAAATCGTGTGGGGGGGGGAACTACTTTGTGGAACACCTCACCAAAGGAACGAAAGGGTGGATTGTATGGGATAAAGGTCAACACGGTTTGACAATGTCAGATTGCGAACTTGCCTATACATCATTTAACACACCGACAAGAATTGTCGTTATGAACAGGGTCGAACTACTAAAAGATGGAACATTTCACCCGACGCAAAAACCAGTCAAATTATATGAGTGGGTGATTTCACGATATGCAAAAGAGGGAGACAAAATCCTTGATACACATGCAGGGAGCGGAGCGTGTCTTGTAGCAGCACACCGGACAAGACATGAATTTGTCGGGTTTGAGATAAATGAAAATTATTTCAGACAAGCAGAGGAAAGATTGAAAACAGAGCAGTCTCAAATGAGTATATTTGATTTTATCTGAAAGGAGAAAACGGTTTGAAATATTATCACGCAGCACCAAAAGAAACGATGATGAAGATTGTCGGAGAAAACAGAATCAAAAAATCATGGGATGGTGTCGTGTATTTATGCACGGAGGCGATTGATGCTTGCAAATTCCTTGTTGTGAGAGGAATGGAGAAAATGAGCGTAATTGAGGTGGAACTGAATGAAAGCGAGATTGAGGAATCATACGACCATTCAGAGGCTTTATTCAGATGCAAAGCATATATGCACAAAGGAGACATCGAACTCACGGGAGAGGAAAACGTGTGGGATTATGATTTCAGCACTTTAAGGAGAGAGAAATGAAAATGATTTATATATGCTCACCATACCGAGCAGCAGACGAGGAGACTTTGCAGAGAAATATTGAATATGCAAAAGAACTCACAAGAGGAGTGTTGATGGGAGGAAATGCACCTGTCACCGTCCACCTATACATGACGCAGTGTTTGTCAGAGGAGAAACTACTGGAGAGAGAAATCGGACTGGCAGCAGGACGGGAAATCATAGAGAAATGCGATGCGATGCTTGTCGGGTACAGATACGGGGTTTCAGAGGGGATGGATGCGGAAATTGCAAGAGCAAAGGAAAAAGGAATATACATCCAGTACACAAATTGAAAAAAGAACAAAAAAGAGGATGACCGTTGCGAGCAGTCATCCAGTTTAACAGCATCGTGTCAGATGCGTAATTCGATAAAAATATTATACCAAATCTGACACCGAAATGCAACTAATAAAAGCGGAAAAACCCGCAGAATTTCAAGGATTTCGGAGGTTTTCAGCGTCCTTGTTATAGATAGTAACAAGTCAACGAAACCTTGAAATATATAAGTAAGAGGCAGCAGGAGGAACGTGTCAGATATGGCAGCAGGTAAGAAAAAGAAAAGTATGCAGTATGTGCAATATGATTATGAGGCTGCATACAACAAAGCGATGGAGGACATGGGTGAATGGTTTATCGAGCAGATGTTCAAACATCGGAAAAAGACAGTATATGCACTAAAAGAGATAAGAGCAGGAGACCAACTGGAAATTGAAATATATCCGCAGTTCAAGAGCATGGATGAAGTTCCTGAGGAGGGGAAAATCAAGAAAAAAGATAATTCCAAAGCACAAAGGAACTTGAATGATAAAAATGCGAGGAAATATGTTGAGCGTCTTATCAATGAGAATTTCACAGACAATGACTTGTGGATAACGCTCACATATGACGATGAACACATTCCGCAGGACGGAGATATTGATGCAGCAATACGGAACATGCAGAACTACATCAAAAGGATAAATTATCAGCGGAAAAAGCGAGGTTTAGGTGTTGCAAAATATGTGATTGTGAACGCATACAATCCGGACGAGGAAATCAGATGGCATCATCACATAGTTATGGACGGAGAGATGGACATGGACACAGTCGAGGCATGTTGGAAACAGTCAAGCAGAAACGAAGTGAGGAGACTGCAAACGGACGAAAATGGTCTCTCCGGAATGGCACACTATATCGTTGAAGAAAAGAACAGAATCAAATCAGAGAAAAGATGGATTTCGTCAAAAGGTTTAGTCAAGCCGGACACAAGAGTGGTTCATTCAAAACAACCGGAAAAAGGCAAGGGAACATATAAAAAGATTCGACACTATGTTGATTCAATGATAAAGAATCAAAACAGCATCGAGGAACAGATGTTGAAATGGTTTCCGGAGTATGATTTCACGGATTCCGGTGTGTATTACAACGATTTCAATGGTTTGTTTTACATAAAAGCAAGAATGAGGAAAAAGAGGAGGCAAAAGAAACGATGAAACGCAGAAAAAGAAACGCAATTCGTGTCCGAATGTTCATGATATTCATGACACTGGTGATTGCATCGGCAGCAGGAGGAGTGTGCATCGCAAAAAAAGCAGAACAAAAGAGGCAACAGGAACAGCAAAGACAAGAAATTCTCAATATGATTCAAAATGCGGACAGCGTGCAGGATATTTGTGCAGGAATAGCGTGGGAACTGAATCAAATCGGTGGTGAGATTCGGCAGGAAAAAACAGAGGAACAGCAGCAGGACAAATATGCAGTATTTGACACCATGTCATCAGACTGGAGCAGTGAAGATGTTGAGGATTTTGTTTTCTACGAGATTCCGGAGGAATACGAGGAAAACGGAGGATATTTTCCCGAAAAAATGCAGATATACACATATTGCATATGCAAGCAGTACGGTGTGAGATATGACCTTGTGATTGCATTGATTGAAAGAGAATCCGGATATATATTCGACCGCATGGGAGACGACGGGAACAGTTTTGGATATATGCAGGTGTATGAGGAATGTCACACGGACAGAATGGAAAGACTGGGATGCACTGACCTCAAAAACCCGTATCAAAACGTATTAGTCGGGATTGATTATCTTGCGGAACTGATTGAGAAATACGGAACGATTCAAGATGCACTTGCTGCATACAATTACGGGGCAGCAGGGGCGAAAAAACATCTATGGAGCAAAGGAATCTATGTGTATGAATACAACAGCACAATCATGAACCGGATGAAAGAAATCAAAGAGGAATTGCAGGAATGAAATTCATACAGATAATCGAGAGAATCAGACACATGCTAAAAGTCAAGGATTGCAAAAGCATTTGCATATTCTGCGAATATTATGACATGTGCAAATCAGAGTTCGAGGGAAAAGAGGTGAATGAGAAATGAACATGAAATATGCGTTGAGAAGTGAGGACACGGAGCAAATCAGTGTCATCCAGTGGGCGGGATGGAACATGAATCGCTATCCGGAATTGAAATGGTTGCACCATTGTCCGAATGGTGGCAGCAGGAACAGAAACGAGGCAGTGAAATTCAAACAGATGGGTGTCAAGGCGGGGGTGTCTGATTTGTGTCTCCCATATCCACGAGGAATCTATTGCGGACTATACATCGAAATGAAATACGACAAAGGCAGATTGCAGGATTCACAAAAAGAGTTCCTCAAAGATATGGCAGAGGCAGGACATTTTGTTGTGACATGCTATTCAGCAGGAGACGCAGTTGCGGTCATTGAGGAATATTTGAATCTATCAGACAAAAACCACATGGAAAGAAATCAGAGAATGAATATACCGAACAACTGCATCATGAAAGAGGGTGAGGTCAAATGAAATTCGGAGAAGTCATGACACTCCTTGAAAGTCCGGACAGGGTGAGAATCATGCAGGACGGAAAAGAAATATATAATCAATTCTTTGCAAATCTAAACGCAGACACGGAGACAATAGAAAAGTTCAAAGATGTGGAGGTCAAGAGATTCAGATTGATTCCGGAGATTCGACACAAGCAGTGGAAAGAAAAGAATCTCATGCCACCACTGAAACCGGATGAAACACCGGAATATTCTTTCAGTGACTTGCAGTTGACAATATATCACACAATATACATCTAGCGGGAGGTGAGGATGTGAAAGAGATTGTTTTGATTGTGGCAGCAGTCATCATCGTACTGGTAGCAGGATTTATTTTTGTATCATACAAAATCGGAAAAGAAA